AAGGGTAATGTATAACATAGTGCAACCGCAATTCAGGGTGTGTTAATTTGTAGAAACTGCGGCTGCACGGCTGTTATTCTGCAACAATCTCAAAGGCCGTGTCGATTACCAGTTGATGCTTTGCAGGGAGATACTTGCTGTCGTTTTTCAGCGCATCGAAAATCGTCTTACGGCTCACCTTCCCGGCAAGTTGTTTGACCAGCATCTCAGTATCGCCCTTCGCCCGGTGTTTTATGAAGTGTTTTTGCTTTTGCGCGTAGGTCATAGTTCTTCAATCAATCGTTTCAAATACCATTCGGCCTTTTCCAAATCAGTTTTGCCGCCCTTGTTTTCGTAACGCCATAGGTACTTAATGACATTACCCCTGAGATAGCCTTGAAATTGCTGCTCAGTCATTGCGGCTTTGATTGCTTCGATGCACTCAATGGGCGTGTCTTTGTAGTGGGCAGGGTTCACCAAGTCCTTTGTGGGGGCTTTCCAGTCGAAATCAGGCATCAGAATGGCAGGTCATCGCCCCCTTTGTAGGCTGGTTCAGGTGTTACCTCTTTGTTAGTTACAGATTTGTAAGCCTTCGCACCGCCCACATAGGTAGTTGGCTTCTTCGCCTCTCGTTCTTCTTTGCTTTGGCTCAGGGCGATGTAATGGGTTTCACCAAATTTGCCCTCAGATTTGCGTTCTGAACAAACGAGTTTGATGTACTTTTTGCCATTTTTGGCGGTGGTGATTGCCTCGCTGGGCAGGTCGGATAAACAGATGTCGAGTATTAACATAATGCAAATATAGTTTTTTTTACTTTAATTTCAAAATCAACGCCTCATTTATTTGATTAAATTTTCGGCAGTATTCCCGTTCCACATGGCAAAGGTCGTCAACTTTTCGGCAGGCGTGAATGACCGTGGAGTGATCACGCTGCGCTATGTTGGCAATTTTAACCAAACTCAGGCCGGAATATTGCTGCATGAGTTTAAACCAAATGTGCCTCATGTTCACAACTTCGCCCTTTCTTGACCTTGATGCTACCATCGTGGGTAAAAAATGCGGAAAAACGCCCCCGATAGCCTCTTCGATTAACTCTTGCATTGAAGGTTGTTTGTTCTTTTCACCCAGCATTGTTTTGAGATAGTCAATATCCCGATGCATTGCTTCTATGCAGAGTTTCAATTCGTCCACTTCTTCATTCTTTCGGCTGTAACGGGCAGCCATTGTTTGCCAATACTTCACCTCTTTTTTTAGGCGGTAAATCGTGGCTGTTTGGTTTTCATTTATTATGCTCATGCTCTATTATCTTAAAAAGTTCGTAGGCTATTTGTGGAACTATGGCATTTCCATAACCTTTGATTGACTCGTTTCGCCATTTAGAAAAGGTAATTCCGTCCAGTTGGGTGGGAAGCCCATCATCTCCGCCACAAATCGGGGATTGAGTTGGGAACCGGCTCCAGTAACTTCCCCTAAATTCCCCTTCCCCCTGTCTGTTGCGCTGTCCTTGTATGCAAATACTCTCGGTGTCGGTAGCATTCCCATTGCCATTGCCCTGTTCAGCGTTACCGAATGCATTGATCCTTCCTTCACTTGGGTTGATTTCATTGTTGCCGTTGCATTCGTTGCATCCATGCAGGTCGGTGTCGGTAGCATTCCAACTACATCCCTCAATTTCGCACCGAATTGCGTCCCTGTGTTGTTGCTCGTTCTCACAAATCTGCCATTCTTTTGACTGATTTGATTTGGATTGCTCACTCCTCCTTCTATATCCGATGCTCTCGGAGTAGGCAATAAACCAGCATCTATCCCTTCGGTGCGGTGCGTTTTTGGCCGCAGCTGGAATAATAAACGGTTGAACTTCGTACCCTTCATTTTCCAAGTCAATGCACACCTGCTCGAAAACCAATCCCCCGTCAATATTGACGATACCAAAGACATTTTCTGCGATAATCCATGTGGGTTTAATTTCTTGTATTGCTCGTAGCATTTCGCCCCACAAGTAGCGTTCATCATCTTTCCCCTTTCGCTTTCCTGCGAGTGAGAATGGTTGGCAGGGGAAACCCCCGGTGAGAATATCAATTCTATTTGCATATTTTTTAAAATCAGTTTTGCATATATCAATGTGGCTGTCGGCATTCGGCCAATAGTATTCCAATACCTTGCGAGGGAAATCCATCCATTCGCAGTGAAATACATTTTCCCAGCCCATCCATTCGGATGCAAGGTCAAACCCACCAATGCCACTAAATAAACTTCCGTGCCTCATACATATAGTCCGGTTGGTATGTGATAATTAAACTCGCACATCCCGACTTCACCCCAGTGCGAAAACTTCACCTTCTGCACATGGATTTCGACCGTGTTGTTTTTAAAATTCCGATAAACGGTTATGCCATTGTCGGTCTTGTTAAAGAAGTTGGCACTCCCTGCGATGTCGTAAAGTGTCGGTATGTGGTAACTGCTGTCTTCATTCTTTTGGATTTTGCGTGGGTGCGCCACTAAAAAGCAGTGAACATTGTATTTCTCGCAGAAGTTCACAATTTTGTCAAGGCTTTGCCCGATGTATTTGGTTTCGCTTTCGGTGTATTGGTGTTCCAATTTGTTCCAAGCGTCTATGACAAACCAGTCGATGTTGTGGCGGTTTTTGAGTTCGGCCACCTTGGCGAAGATGCTGTCCAAGGTGTTGTCCTTTTCGGGCTTAATAAAAAAGATATGCTTTTCAAGTTCAATGACAGCGTCAAAGACTTCCTCTTGGCTCATGCGGTCGCGCCCCATAAAAGGCCGTTGGGTAATCTTTCGCATCAGTTTGGATATATGCAGTTCAGTCGGTCGGTTTTCTGGGCTGTAAAACCCACCCTTCCACCCGTGTTTAATCATAAGTTTCATCAGCACAAAGTCCAAAAAATCGGACTTCCCGTGTCCGGGTACGCCCGTAATGGTTGTCAAATATCCTTTGTGAAATGAAAGCATTTTATCAAACTTGTCAACCCCGGTTTTCGCCCCGGCAGGTAAGCCGAAGTTGTAAAGGTTCTCAATTTCGGTTAAAAAGTCCGTAACCTTGAACACTCCTAGCATGGGGAATTCCGTGAAATTATGGCTGGCTTCGCGCAGGGCAATAGCACCATTCAGCAGCAGGTATTCGTTAGCGTCTTTGCACTGGGGATACACGATGTAATTACATTTGTCTTTGCCGAACCTGTCCGCAATCGCATTGCGTAGGTCAATGCCGGGCGCATCGTTGTCAACTGCAATGTGTATTTTTTCGATGTGGTCAAAGCCGGGCATAAAGCGGTCGAAAAAAGTGAGGTTTGGCTGCGCCCCATTTGGAACACTGATTACATTCTCAATCCCTGCTTCAATCAATGCCAGTGCATCCATTTCGCCCTCCACAATCCAAACCTCGTTAGCCGTGGAAAGGCAGTCGATGTTGTACGGGATTAACTCCGCCCCTTTGTGCATCTTAAAATGCTTCGCCCCGTCTCGGTACTTCACATTTTTTAACTGCCCAGCCTCAAAGTAATTAAAACAGATGCAGTTTACTTCCTTATTTAGCTGTGGCATCCATTCCATTTGCTCACTGATTTGCATCTTGTTGAGTGTGGCAGCAGTAATTCTGCGGCCTTCAAACCATTTCAGCACCTTGTCGCTTAGTGCGGTGTTGTTTTGCCAAACGGGAACTTCATATTTAATTACCTCCGGCCGATCAATGATGCCACCTTTCCAGCCACAATGATGACAAATCCAAGCCTTTTTGTCGAGGTTCACGGATAGACAGCGGTCGGTTTTCTTCTTTCGCGTGTGGCTACACTGAGGACAAAGGGTTTGTACTTCACCTGCCGTTTTGCCCGGTGGTATGTCGATATTGTAAAATGAATATACTGCCATTACATTACTAATCTACGCCTATGTTCGGGAATGAGTCCGGTCTTGGGTTCTTTTTGCAGCCAATTACGAGCAGTTAGGTACAGCGACTTGTATGTTTTATTCTGCGCATAGTTTTCTATTCTGCTCAAAATATTGTCTACCTG